CGCCAGAACGCCCAGACAGCGCCCCGGCAGGTCTTTGGGCGTCTCCGTGTAGATCACGGCCGGGAGCTGCACATCAGGCTGCGCCACGGGCTGCGCCCTGTCGCCGAAGGGCCTGTCCACGATCGCCCGGACGGTCGTCAGGGGCACCGCCTCGGCCTTCTCCGCCATCGGGTTCGGGATACAGTGCAGGGTGACCGCGTCGCCCTCCTCCATGCCCAGATCGTGGGCGATCCTGCGGGGGATATAGACCTGCCGCCCATCCTCAGAATAGGCGAACGCCGATCCGTTGTTGACCACCCGCGCCACGATGGCCTTCACTTCCGTCAGGTTCATTCGTCCTTCTCCATCTCGATCAGCCGGTCGATCACCGCCAGCTCCCGCGCGCTGTCCCTCGACTTCCGCCAGCGCATGGCTCGCAGTGCGTCCAGATTGGACGTGTAGAGCGGCCCGCGCACCACGTTCGTGGTCCACTGCGGATTGTCGTTGACGCGGAACTCCCAGTGGTCGGTGCCCCGCCTGATCTCGACCTTCTCGACATAGCCGAAGGTCGACCCCCAGTACGTGCCGGGGATCACGACGCCCCGCAGGTGATCATACGCGCCCCACTGAAAGTCGACCGGCTGCGGATCAGGGTATGTCGGCCACCCTAGCGCCCGGTCTTCCATCATGGCGTGCAGCTTCGTCCGGTTCGCCTTCGTCAGCTTCTCGATCCAGCTCATTTCTGCCCCCGCGCATGGGGTCGGGGCGACGTCGACGGTGCGCCGGTGCGGATGCACTGCACCAGCAGGTCGGGGCTTTCCGCCGACCAGAGCTGCCACGCCGCCTCGATGGCGATGGCGCAGTCCTCGGGGCTGTCGAACGGTACGCTCGCCCGGTAGGGCTCCCCGCCAACCATGATATGGCTGACCATCAAGATGGTGATCAGTTTCACTTCTCTTCCTTTCCTTTTCCAAATGCGAAGTCGATAAATTCCTCGACTTCATCCCACTTCTCTTGAATGCGCTGCGACCCTTCTGATCTGATCAGCTTTCGCAGCTCGTTGATCTTCTCATACATCTTCGGCACTCGTCTAACACCGTACTTCTCGGTCATTTTTTCAACAGTCCAAAGTCAAAGAATGGCTTCTTTCCGGGCACGGGAATGCCTGCTTTGCGACGCTTTTCGTGATATACCGACGTCACGATGCGCCTGTTTTCCGCGTCTTTCTCCGCCCTGTTGGGCTTCTTGCGGATCAGCTCTTCGCCCTTCCAGTCTTCTTTCACCGGAACAGTGCCTCGATCTGCATCTGCTCTCGATCCAGAGCCCACCGCTCCAGCGCCTCCGAGCGCATCTTCGGTGGGATGCCGGTCTTGAAGTCGAGCCTGTAGTCCTTGTGGCTCAGGACGGTGATTGTTTTGGGCGCCATAAGCGTGTTCCTCGGCTGAAAGAGGGACCGCCGGTACTCTGCGATCTCCTCTCCCCACCGGCGGGAGTGGAACTCCCCGATCTGCGCGATCTTGGACATCAGGCGGTCTCCTATGATGCGATTTGAGGGGCATGGATGGACTTGATAACGCCGAATGCGGGGTGCCCGACCCACATGCCTTCGATCCACTGCCACCAGCCGCCTTCGCTGCGCTGGACGGCGCCGTGGTAATGCTGTTCCGCCCGGCGCCAGTGACCGCGCCGCCAGTGCAGGGCTCTCGGCTTGCCGCCGGACGCCGCCAGAGCCCGCGCCTTGGCTCCCTCGCCGATGTTCCACTGGACGATGCTCAGGCTGCCGCTTGACGGCTTGCCTGAACGCGCCATAGCCCGCCGCTGCTGGCGGCTCAGGGCCGGACTGACCGACGTAATGTTCGGCTGGTTGATCAGCGACATGATGAAGGAGATGATCAGGATCGCGTCGCACAGAACATTACCAATGTCTTCATCTGACGAGAAATTTCGAGCGACCTTCACGTGTTCACCGGGGATGTAACTCCCAATCCCATTTTCCGTTCCGGGGATATTGCTGTGTAAAGCGACAATCGTATGCGGGTGACCCGGAGGATCGGGATTGTTCTCTCCAAGATGAATGATGCCATATCCACCGGCAGGTACCTCAACAGCAAGAAGTGTGACCGTACCGTGCCGCTTGGCATCGACAGGAACAAAAACCTCACCCCATGTGGACACGCCTTCCATCTCGATCTTGGCCATATCGACGGCCGCTTGATTGATCTCGGGGCTGACAATGAACATGTGTGTCGATCCAGCTCCAAATTCCGCTTCGTAGCCATCCAAAATCTTGATCAGGCCCTCAAAGCTGTAACGATGCTTCACGGTTAGACGGGGATACGACATCAAAACCCCCACTTGCTGGCACAGATCGGCCCGATGCCCATCTCGATGCTGGTTTGGTTGGTCAGTTCCCGGCCGCAGCAGCTGCACACGCCGGTCTTCCGGCCATAGTCAACTGCTGCCTCCAGAGGGTTCGCGGCGATGCGCTGCAGGCGGGACAGGGTGTCAGCCTTGGTTTCGCGCACGGCTTTGAAGACGGCGCCGTCGATCTTGCCCTGATAGGCGTCGTCTTCGATCTCGACGACATACAGGCAACCGGCGTTCTTGCCGGTGGCAGGGGCCAGAGACAGCTTCAGGCCTTCGGCCCGGTAGATCGGCTTGCGCTGGCCATTCTCGACGGCGGTGTTGAACATGGCGCGGATCGGGCTCAGGTCGACCGCGCCGCCCTTGGCTTCAGCCTCAGCATTGCGCGCCGCGCGGGCGGCCAGCATCTTCTCGTGGCCACGGTACCACGCGGCGATCTGGTTCTGGGTCAGGGAGCCCCAGCGGGTCAGCGAGGCGTACAGGGAGGCCGTGAAGTCGGTCCGGCAGGCCACGAGGTCGGCCCACATGTCCGGGTGATCCTCGGCGAACTGCTTGACCTGACGACGGGTCTCTTCGGCCTTGGCCTCGACCTTGGCGCGCGCAGCGGCGCGATGCTTGGCCCGTTCATCCGGCGAGGTAGTGAAGAAGCCGCGCCCTTGGCAGGCGAGGCACTTGCTGTTGCCGTGGCGATTGGTGCCACCCGACCACTTGCCTGTCCCGGCGCACTGGCCGCACGGATACTCATGCGTGACCTTGGCGGCGCGGCGGCCCTCGATCTCGGTCGGCAGGCTGTTGACGAAGTCCTCGAAGCTCATGATCGGTGCTCCCTCTCTCTATGAGAAAAGTCATACCGACAATGTGGGATCAGGTCAACTGTTATCTTTCAGTTTGTACCGCAGGGTTTTTCTTTTGTTGTATCGGTGGATGCTTTCCTCGACTTCAGCGTCGCCATTGTCCACCAACTTCCGCAGGCATGCCTCGATGTCCTCTTTGCGGTACTGCTTGCCCAGCCGGTTCACGATCACGCCGAGCGTCTCGCCGTCGTCGCCGGAAATCAGCTGCGCCACCTTGGCCATCATGGCCTTGGCCGGGTCATCCTTGGCGTTCTCGTTGCCCACGACCATGCGGATTTTCGTCTCGATGTCGCGCTTGATCAGGGCGAAGGCCCAGCGGACGTGCTCGACCGTCCGCACGCCCTCTGGAACCGCCAGCGTCAAGCTAATCTTGGTCACCTGCTCGTAGCCCCGCTGGGGGATCGCCTCGAGACCGGTGGAGCTTTTCTGGTCGTAGGCCATGCGGTCGAAGTATCGTACGATGTTCCGCAGCATCTCCTTGGCCGCAGGCTCGGTCGGGATCACGATCCGCTCGCCGTAGTGCTCCACGCGGGCGTCTGCCGGTCGGTTCATGTCGAAGCTGCCGCCCATCGCGATCTGCTGCATGGCGATCTTCAGGTTCTCGGGAAGAGGGTGCTTGACCCAGTCCAGCTTGGTCTGCGGGGCCGTGTCGGTCTCGATGTTCAGGATCGCCCGGCCGATGAAGCCGTTCGCGGCCCCGTCGAAGTCCACCAGCTCGTCGAAGTTCTGCCCGGTGGTGTAGCCGCAGAGCGACAGGAACGGCCTGTCCAGCCCGTGGTCGATGGTCGACAGGAGGTGGGCCAGAGCGTCGCGCCGGGAAATCAGGTACGGCTTCTCGCCGACGTCGTCGATCTGCTTCTCGAGCTGGGTCAGCTCTTTCCGCAAGGACTGGCGGGTATCTTCCTTCAGGTCGCCGGAAATCAGCAGGCGCCCGTCGGCCTTGGAGTAGACCGACATCAGGAGGCCGATGATGCCCTCCATGTAGATCGCCCCGCCGCGCTTCTGGGCCGACTTGATCTTCTGAAGCAGGAAGCCGATCTCGTCGATCAGGTAGAAGGCGGCCTGATTGCGGGTCAGGTTCCGCATGATCTCCTGCTCGGACTTGATGGTGCCGTGAGTGGCGGCAGCCAGCCCGCATTCCAGCATGATCTCGTTGATCGCGCCGATCAGGGCGTCCTTGCCGGTCGCCGATCCGGCCACGTTGAAGACGAACAGGTTGGTGGTGGCCCGGTCGATGTCGTCCATGTACCGCAGGCCCGCCGCGTTCGAGAGGGCGACAATGGCGGCCAGAGAGGCGAGGCGTTCGCGCTTCTTGCGGGTGCGGGTGTTGATCCACTCGGCGACGCGCCCGGCGAGGCCCGGAGGCCGCAGCAGGTCGATGCCCTTGACGTCGATCTTCTCGCCCGTGTCTTCGACGGCCGGGGTGAAGTCGAACTCGACGTCGGGGGTGAAGGTGACTGGCTGCTTCCAGCCGCCCTGCTCGGCATAGTGGGCGAGGGTGCCCAACGTGACCGGGTTGGCGCCCTTGCCGAAGCTGTGCCACTTGTTGGGCATGACGCGGGGATCGTGCTTGCTGGATCGGGCTGACCAGTCTTCCCAGAGGTTGTAGGCGGTGCCGCCGGACGCGTGGTGCAGCGCCATGCCGACGCGGACCCACGTCTCATAGTCGACGTCGTCGTTGTCGATGTACCGCAGCATGTCTTCCAGATCGGCATGGCTGACGTCGACCATCCGGTTGCCCAGCTCGGCCCGGTGCCGCTCCGGCTTCGTCAGGAGCTTGATCAGCGCCTCTGGGGCATAGTCGATGTCGTCAGGGGTGCCAACCGCGACCTCGTACCGGCGGCCGGAGGCATGGAGCGATCCGGGGCCTACCACATAGGCCGCACCGCTCTTGAAGTCGATGCCGGGATAGTCCGGGTGCTTGGTCACCAGCGCGACACCGGGCGGCACCTTGAAGTACAGGTGGCGCGACCCTCCGCCCGATCCGGTGTTCACGATCAGCCCGGCCCCGGCCACCTCCGGCACATCCCGCAGCAGCTTCTCGAAGCTCTCGAGCCCGCCGTTCCGCGTATCGACGTCGACAACCACTTGGGAGCGAAGCAGCACGCCGTACCCAGCCTCGAACTGGCCGGTGGTCTCCATGATCTCGAGCTGTTCCTCGGACCAGTGGGGGGTGTGCTGCCAGTTGGAAACCAGCGGGTGCTTCAGCACGGCCTTGCAGTCCGGATCGCCGCACTTGCAGGTTCCGTCGGCATTACTTCCATATAGACCGAACACGAGGTATCCGGCCTCCCAAAAGTCCCTGTAATTCATGATCTTCTCAGCCGAAGAGGTAAGAGGCGAGCTTCTCGATGGTGGTCAGGGTCGGCGTGCCGCCCTTGCCCTTCGCGAAGTTTCTGACCGTGTTCTCGTGCAGCCCAGTCGCCATTGCGACCTTCGTGAGATTGCGATCAGACAGTGCTTCGCGGATGCGCGCAAGCTGTTTGTCCATCTCCGTCCGGATGGCCTCGGCCGGGCTGGCTTCTTGATCCGACATCAGTAGTGTCTCCTTGGTGACAAAATGCCTGTTGACACTCTCACAATGCGGACGTATCGTCAATCCCGTTGTGAGCAGAGAAAGGAGCGAGAATGAGTGTTCTCGAGCACATCAGCAAACCCAAGAACCGGCCCGTAGTCGCCACCATCATCGGCGATGCGGGCCTTGGCAAGACTTCCCTTGCCGCCACCTTCCCGAAACCCATCTTCATCCGCGCCGAGGACGGCCTGTCGTCCATCCCCGAGGCCAGCCGTCCTGACGCCTTTCCGCGTCTGACGTCGGTCGAAGACCTCTGGGAGCAGATGACCGCGCTGATCAAGGAGGATCACCCGTACGACACGCTGGTGATCGACAGCGTCACGGCGCTTGAAGTGCTCTTCGGGGAGCACGTTCTGGAAACCGACCCCAAGAAACCTAAGGGCCTGCAGCAGGCTCACGGTGGGTACGGCGCCGGTCGTGACATGGTGGCGTCCATGCATCGCCGCGTCCGCAAGGCCGCCGAGATGCTGGTCGAGCGGGGCATGAACGTGGTCTTTGTGGCGCATGCCGACACGACCCGGATCGAGCCGCCGGATGCCGACCCCTACACGAAGTACACGATGCGTCTGCACGAAAAGTCGATGCAGCCCTACGTGGACAACGTCGATCTGGTCGGGTTCCTGCGCCTCGAGACCTTCGTGACCGGCGAAGGCGAGCGCAAGAAGGCGGTGTCCGACGGCACGCGCCAGCTCGTATGCCACGCGACCGCCTCGAATGTGTCGAAGAACCGCTTTGGCATCTCCGAGCCCATCGAGGTCAAGCAGGGTGAAAACCCGCTTGCCGACTATTTGCCCCAGTTCAAAGCCAAATCGAAAGGGAAGTGATCATGGCCTTTTGGAACCTGTCCGACGGTGAAGACGTCAAGAGCAACAGCACCGGCGAGTTCGACGCCGGTGGCGGCCGGATCGAGGTGATCCCCGACAACACGTCGGTGCTGGCAATCATCGACGAGGCGAAGTGGGACCGTACGCAAGACGGCGACCGCTTCATCTCGCTGCGCTGGTCTGTGCTGGCGCCGGAGGAGCTGAAGAACCGCAAGGTCTTCCAGAAGCTCTGGGTGCTGGACGACGAGCCCCGCGCGAAAGACCCGGTGAAGAAGCGTGACAAGGCCAAGCGCATGCTGGCGGCCATCGACACCAACGCGGGCGGCAAGCTGCTCGCCAAGGCCGAAATGCCGACGGACGAAAGCCTGACGGCCTGCCTGACGAACAAGCCGATGGTCATCCGCGTGATGGTCTGGGAGATGGAGGACCGGGCGACCGGCAACATCAATCAGGGCAACTGGGTCGGCGCCGTGTCGCCGAAGAGCGCGCCGCAGACGCCGTCCGACGAGATCGAGCAGAAGTCTGCCCAGATGCAGTCGAAGAAGCAGTCCAGCGGGGGTATGGGTGGCGGTGGCGGGCGCCGTCGCGATCTGGACGACGAAATTCCCTTCTGATCAAGGCGGGGGCCTTCGGGCCCCCTCCCACCACCCCTTATCCTATCGGAGATGATGATGTTTTCTTTCTTGAAGAAGCCCAAGGTCTCGTACGTCAACAAGCGCGTGACGGTCAGCCTGACCGACGGCCGCGAGATCACGCACAAGGCGACCGACCGCGAGATCAGCCCGACGGGGCGCCTGCACCTGACGTCGAACGGTGTCGTCGTGGCGGATTACCTGCCGGGCACATGGGCCAGCCTGAGCGTCGGGCATCGCGCGATCCGGAGCCTGTGATGGAGCAGCGCAGCGAGGAGTGGTTTGGCGCGCGCAAGGGGCGCGTGACGGGCTCCGCTGTCGGCGCGATCCTCGGTCTCGACCCCAATCGGGACCGCAGCGATGTTCTGCGCGACATGGTCCGGTCGCATCACGGTCTGCCGAGGGAGTTCCAAGGCAATATCGCGACCCAGTGGGGCGTGGTGCATGAGACCGAGGCCCGTGAGGATTTCGAGCGTGACACCGGCCTCGAGGTCCAGACGGCGACCTTCTGCATTCACCCCAATTTCGACTGGATCGGCGCCAGCCCGGATGGCTTTGTCGGCGACGACGCCCTGCTCGAGATCAAGTGTCCGTTTGGACTTCGGACGCAGCCCGCGCCAGTCGGCTTCAAGACGGCCGCGCAGCAGCCGCACTATGTGGCGCAGATGCAGGTCCAGATGTTCGTGACCGACCGGGCGCGGTGCCACTTCTGGCAGTGGACACCGTACGACAGCCGCCTCGAGACCATCGAGTACGACCCGGAGTACATCGCCGAGGTCTTCCCCCAGCTGGAGGCGTTCTACCGGGAGTTCCTGCAGGCCGTCGCCGATCCGGGCGACCATCTGGAGGAGAAGCGGAAGGTCATCGACACGCCGCGCGCCATGCAGATGATCGCGGAATACGACGACCTGACCTCAGCCATCGAGCGGGCCGAGGAGCGCAAGAAGGAGCTGTTGGAGGCCATCGTGAAGATCGCAGACGGCAAGAACGCTGTCTTCGGCGGCCGCAAGCTGACGAAGGTCGAGCGCGCTGGCTCCATCTCCTATGCCTCCGCCATCAAGGTGCTGGCGCCGGGGGCCAATCTCGAACCGTGGCGCGGCAAGCCCACAAGCTACTGGACGCTGAAATGACCGACCCCGAGATCGCACGCCTTCGCAAGCACAACCTGCTCCTGCAGCGCCGCCTCGAGCGTGCCCGCCGGGACGCCCTGCTCTTTGCCGCCAGCCTGTGCGAGGACAACGACTGTGTGTCCTGCGCCGACAAGATCAGGCTGGTGGCTGGGAACATGGTCGCCCCCAGCGTTCACGTGGCCCCTCTTGTCTGGCGGATGGAGGATGGCGCTTTCCGTGCCATCCCGATGGCTGGGTACGACTATCTGGTCGTCAAGAACCAATTTGGCGTCGGCACCATGGCCTACTGGAACAAACACATGATTGCTGTTGCCGACACCGAGGAACAGGCCATGTCTGAGGCCCAGAAGCACTTCACGGGCTGCATCCAGCCTGCACTGGAGGCATCATGAAGCTCCTTGCCCTCCTTGCCCTGCTGGCCACCCCCGTGGCCGCAGATGACACCGACCGCTGCTTCCAG